AAAAATCTGTTACTATTTTTAACGCAGGCAATAACTTTTTACCTAAATCTTCTTTTAATTGATTAAAGTCATTTCTAAGAACCTGCATGCGGCCTTCAGGGGTGTTTCTTAATTCTTTGTTGAAATCTTTGTAAGTTGAATTAAGTACATCTGTAATAGCCGCGGCGCGTTCTGCTTCTGTTCCTGATGAAATAAGTTTCTTTGTATGATCGTCAAGCACAAAACCAACTCTTGTAAGAGATCCAAAGTTACCGTTAAGCGCTTGTGCCAATCCGTTAGTCATCTGTTTAAACTCATCAGCGCTTGCGTTTGCACCTTTTTCAGCGGTGACATAATCAAGAATGGCAGGAGTCAGCGTTTTAATTGTGTCGGTTTGTAAATTAAATGTTGCAAGTTGTGATTGTGTTTGCGTAATGTTTCCCGCGGTTACAACACCTACCTTTTGTAAAGCCTCAGCCTGGGCATTAAGTGAAGCAATCTGTTCATCAGTTGCGCCAGTGCCAACCTTCATCAATTGGTACAAGCGCTGTTGTTGTGCTTCTGCTTCTTGCGCTTGTTGTATTACATCTCTACCAAATTGCAAAACCTGAGTACCAGCAAAAGCAATACCGAGAGAAGCGCCAACCTGTTTAATTTTGCCAATGAAATTTGTCATGCCAGTAGATGCGGTTTGAACAGATTGATCTACGCCTTTAATAGCGCTTTCTGCTTGAGCCAAACCAACTTTAAGTTGGCTTACATCTGCCTGTAATTGAATGAGCATTGGGGGGATTAAATCAGCCATGCTTAACTCCCCAATTTCTCTTTAACAGCGGTTGCAAAGATCCTGTGTAATTTGCCGCTACGCAATAGCGATAAAGCCGCAGGTTCTAAGTAAGGGTATTTTAACCCAGGTGGCCATTTTCCACCGCCCTTTTCTACCTGACGGGCATAGATCATTGTTGGCCCAACTTCAGCAATGTAAGTACCTAAACCAACACGATAAGTAGTTTTAATAGATCTTTTAAGATTACCTGTAACCGTGTTAGGCCCTGATCCACCAACATGTTTTGGTGGAGTGATTTTTAACCAGGGCCTACCAGTTTTTTTACTTACACGCTTTTCATAACTGCGTGTACCTTGAAAGTTTAATTTTGCCTGGCGTTCTACTGCAAGGCCAACGCGCATAATTCCTATTTGTGCGCCTTGTTCAATTTTTGTTGCAGATCCATCAATTGCAGCAAGAACTTCTTGAAGGTTTTTGATAACAATTTCAGCCATCTTGTAACCTTTCTGTTTTCACCTCATCTACGGTTCTAGCAATTGCTATTAACCAATCCGCTGTACTAGCGGGCAAGTTATCTACCTGTTCAGGTGTCCAACCAAACCGCTCTGCCATTTGGTAGTAATACCAATGCTCATCAGGATAGGAAAAGGCTTCATGCCTTTCCCCACCTTTGAGTAACCATTTTAGGCGTTGGAGTTCTCGCCACCCGCTTTTGGGTCTGCCTCTGCCTGTGGCGTTTCAGCCAGGTTAGGAAACAGATACTTTTGCGCGTCCTTTGTATGTTCTACTAAAGCATCATAATCAGACATAGTTAATTCATCTAATGACTCAAGTTTGATTGATGGCGGAATTAAATCAAATGTCCATGACTCTACAAGCATGGCAATAAGCGCATCACCTAATGCAAGTGCTTTTGTAAGATCTCCGCCTATTGCATTGTCTGCGCTACGCATTACATTTTTGCGATCTTTTACGCGCAATGTTGATGGATCTTTTAGTGTTACTTTTGCGCCTGATGGCAGTGTTACTTCTTTAGACATGTTGCCTCCTGTTTGGTTTGCCTTCCTAAATCATACCTAAAAGGAGCAAGTGGTGTGGGAGAGCGGGAAGGCAATCGCCCTCAACCACACCACCGCCCTGATCTACTTTATGCGTATGTGCCTGATGCTTTTGCGTTCTTGAGTACCCACTTAATAGGTGAGAAACCTCCTGAAGCACCATCATCAGTTGTGTTTGCTTGCGCGTTGAAATCAACAGATACCTGTACAAAATCTTCACCGCGTTCAATTACACCAGTGGTGTAAGCGCCCTTAGTAAGAGTTGCCTGGATCTGAACTTCTGTTGCACCTGAACCATAGGCCCAGTTAAATACAAGTGCAGGCTGTGAGTTGTTAAGGAAGTTGAGCAACTGTGAGTCATCTTCCATCACAAATGTAATCTTTCCTGTTACTTCCAATGGCCCTAAAAATACCTGGTATGGATCTTGTGTATTTGAGATGCCATAGATAGGTGTTGCAGGGCGCTTCATGTCAATGTTGCCAGTCATGGCTGTTGATACGGCAGTTCCACCAATTGAAACAGTACCGCGCCACACTGGCGTAGGAAGCACTGTTGAAAATGTAGGTGTTGGATCTGCAACAAGTTCAGATTGGAAACCTGTTGTTTTTGTATCATACTCAAGCATGCCATCAGCATTAAACTTTAATGAGAAGTCAGAGAACTGGCAACCAGGGTATGAGCGAACATCAACAGCGTAGAAATCTGTAAGTGTGTAAGAGATTGGTTGTACATCTACATTAGATGTAAGGCTGTTGAACAATGAAATTGTGTGTGTGTATGGTGCAGATGCGCCAGTAGTTGCTACTGAACCAAGAAGGCCAGCAATTCCATAACCTACTGTGTCGGCAAATACTGCTCCACCAAAATCTACAGTTGAGCGTGTACGCCCTGGAATGTAGTTGTAGTTAAGAGCATTTGAGCCGCGCAAACCTGTGTCATAAAGTGGATCAACAATGTCCACTGGCTTGAGGCTATCTTTCATTACTGGAATGAAATCTGTTGGTGCTACGGCTGTACCACGGGTGGCTTCTTTAGCAATTCCGAGATACGAGCGTACGGACTGTTGAACAGCCATGTGGTCACTCTCCTAGTTTCTTGTCTGACGCGGCAGACACGGTTGTTGTTGTTTCTGTTGGTTGTGTGGTTGAAGTTTTTGATCCTGCGGGAACTACATTTGCAACATCAAATCCTTCAGGTGCGTCAAATTCGTCACCAGGTTTTACAGTGATCCCAATGCTAGGGAACACGCGTTCTTCTGTTCCATTGTATTTATACTTCATCATGCTCCTTATGCTTGGATCATCTGTGTTACGGGAAATTGTATCTCAGCAAAGATTTCTGTAACGCCTTCTTTTTCTGTAGAAGGTTCTCCATAACGCCCTTGAATAACTGGTTCTGCGCCTTGCCAAACAAGATTGCCTGAAGGATCACCAAAGTTATGATCAGAGCGCAAACGCTCTTTAATGCTATCAACCACTTCATCAAAATCAGCCATAGCAAATTCAGAATTGCGGTGAAATGAAACGCAAAAGATTTGAACAATTACGGTGTAATCAATCCGCTTCCAACCATTAGTTGCCCCTCCAATAGCCAAACGGGTTTCATACTCATCAGCAATGTAAACAACAGCAACAGTTCTAGTCATCTGACCAGGTTGAGCATTTACCTCATAGTTAATAATTTTAGGAAATGAAGTAAAAATCTGATTAAGGTTTGTAATAGGTGGGTTAAAAATAAAGCGTGAAAGCGTATCGCGTACAGCGGCGCGGCCTGTAAGAACTGGTGGCGTAACGGACATTATCTAATCCTGCGGTATTTGCTTACCATGTCTAGGGCAACGGCAATGTCATTTCCATAGCGTACAGATCCCGCAATGTTTCCTGACGGGCTAGTTGTGTAAGCCATAGTTGTTGAACTGTCACCACGCATTTTAATAAAAGCGCTTGTAATTAAAATGCAGGCTTCTTTAATTGCGTTAGGCAGATTGCTAAAAGTTGCTCCTGTTAAATGCGCAAAAACCATAGGGGATTGTAAAGTTACGGTAGTGCTTCCGTATGTGTAATTATCACTTACAGTCACGCGTTCAGTATTTGCACCATCAAAAATGCGATACTGTTGCCCTGGCAAAATACCTTTGGCATTTTCAACAACAATTGATGTAGCGCCTACGGCTGTGTTGGCTGTGTTTATTGTGTTGGAATAACCTGCAATGTATGTGTATTTTGTAAATGTCCAATTACTCT